CGCAATAGAGCTTGAAAGCTTAGCTAAAATTTATAATAGAAACTTTTTGATAAATGATGGACGACCCGGAGGGTTGCTAGTTATAAGAAGTGAAATAGATGAGCAAGACAAAGATGAGCTAAGATCTCGTTTTCAAGGAAATATTGGGCGTGCTGGTTCAGTTGGTGTTATTTCATCAGATGATGGTGCAGACTTTGTAGATACAGCGGCAAGCCCTAGAGACGCAGCATATGTGCAAATGAGAAACATAACCAAAGAAGAAATACTAGCTGCGTTTGGTGTGCCGGAATCTATTATAGGTAACTCGGCTAATAGGACTTTCTCTAATGCTATGGAAGAAGGTAAAGTTTTCTGGATGGAAACCATGTCACCTCATCTAGATTTGATAGCTAGGTCTTTTGATGCCATCGATCCTGATAATTTTATTGATTTTGATATAACTAACGTACCTGTGCTTGTGCTAGCTAGTCAAGAAAGAGAAAAGCACAACTTAACTGAATTTCAGTTAGGACTAATCAGCGTTAATGAATATAGAGAGGCAGCTGGACGAAAGAAAGTAGAATCAGACATTGCTGATTCGTTACTATCTAATCCAAATCAAACACCTATTGCTAATACTGAAAAACCAATGAATCAAGACACAGAAGATGTTTTGGAAGCAGGAGTTCCGTTTGGTCAGCAAGGTCAAGCAGCAAGCAACCAACAACTTGGGGAATTTGACCCAGAAACAGGCAGATATGTGCCTTTAGGTCAGGTACAAGGTACACAGTTAATTGAAGCGCCTGCCGCTCAAGTACCTAGTGGAGAAGGTTTAGCAACCGTACAGGGAACTATGCAGATTGAAGTACCTGCCGCCCAAGTACCTAGTGAGCTTTCTGATGAAGAATCTGAATGATAAGAATATAAGTACTTGGGAAGAGAAGACTCTTTATCGAGTTGAATCATTAGAGAAATCTTTTGGTGAAATTTTAGACAACATTATTGACAGCCAAGAAGCAATGGTTGTGAATAACTTAAACTCGTCAACTACTTTGGCATTGTTAGGCCTTGGTGAAGATGCTGATTTTTCTTCTGTTGCGCCTCTATCTGATTTAGCAGTGTCAACTAATCCATTATTAAACGAGATGAGCAAGGCATATGTTAAGGGAGTGGAAGATACTATCGAAGAGGGTGTTGGCACTAAAGTAGATCAGGAAATAGCTGATGCGGCACTATCAGAGAATTTATCAGTTGTAAACAACTTTAATAGCACTACGCAAGAGGAAGTCATTGCTGCTTTACAAACTGCGGCGTCTTTTGCGGGTGATGAAGCAAATGGAGATACAGACGTTGCTTACAAAGCGTACATAGCGGCTGTTTTGATTAAAATGATTTTCAATAAACTAAGAAATAAGAGAAAAAATCTTATAGTTGAAACAGGGGTTCTTGGAGCCTACAATATGGGTATTTTTGATGCAGGTGTGGGCATGTTTAGGAGAGATCCTACACTAAAAAAGCAGTGGGTTTCTAGAAAAGACGGCAAGGTTAGGATTCAGCATCGAGATCTAAATGGCGAAGAAGTGCCTGTTAACAGTGCATTTTATGTGAATGGTGCCCCAATCAGGTTCCCTAAAGATCCATTAGCATCACCAAATCTAACTATTAACTGCAGATGCGTTCTAAAATTTGTAAGATAGATTATATAAAGTGAGTTTATATAATGTGTCAAACTAGCCTTTGTTTGAAGGTATAGGATACTTAAAGAAGTTCAATTATTTTAGGAGAAAAATGTCTGCAACAATCTTTGATATGGAAGATGCACGACGAATTGAAGACAATGTTGTGTTTAAAGCAATATCAGGTCAAATTGGTATTGATAAAGCTGAAGGAATAGTAGAGTGTTTTGTATCTGGAATTGGAAATAAAGACTCTGTTGGGGACATAGTTATGAGCGGAGCATTCAATGGCTCGCTAAAAAGAAGAAAACCACGTGTAGTTTGGGGCCATGACTGGAATCAACCAATAGGAAAAGTTTTAGAAATATATGAAGTTCCTTCATCTGACCCAAGATTACCTGAAAAAATGAAACAAGCTGGCATTGGGGGCCTTTTTGCAAAAGTTCAGTTTAATTTGAATACTGAAAGAGGACGTGAAGCTTTTGCAAACGTAGCATTTTACGGAAATGAACAAGAGTGGTCAATAGGTTACAAAACGCTAACTGCTGACTTTGATACAAATAGTCAAGCAAATGTTCTAAAAGAAGTTGAACTATACGAGATTTCTCCAGTTTTGCATGGTGCAAATCAGCTTACAGGAACTATATCAGTTAAAGATGAAAAAGGCGGCATGAATAAACCTTCAATGGAAATGGGATCAATGTCTGCAATGCTTTCTAGAGCTATTTCTCAAGCATTGCGTAAACCAGTAGAAATTATCAGTTCTGATGAAGGAATGGTTGTATTCCAATCAGCACCGAATATGATGTGGCGTGCTCCGTTTAACATGACTGAAGGATCAGTCCAAATTGGGAAACCAGTCAGAGTTAGAGCAAATTATGTTCCAGTTGAAGAAGATGAAGCAAAACCTCCTGCAAACATGATGCGTAAAGAAAACGTACAAGAGCCAGAAGGCATAAGAGATGCAGAACCAGACGAAGGTACATGGGCTACTCCAGATATTGCTCTTGCATGGGCAAAAACATTTGGATGTGAAGGCTATCACTCCGAAGGCGCAGGATATCTTCCATGTGAAACTCCTGAAGAATACCGAAAAGCATTAGCAGCTTTCGACGATAACGCTAATTTAAATTCACACAATAATTATCTTGGAGGTGTCGAAGTGGAGGAAGCTAAAGATGGTTATAAAGGCCACATGGGAGGGTCTTGTCCATCATGTGGAATGAGGATGAGGAAAAAGCCGGATTACTTAAAAGATCCATTAGCATTGCTGATGATGGCATATAATGAGATGATTCCTCTTAGAGGAGCAGGTGAACTTCGTGACTCTACACTAGAATTGATTGAAGGAGTTGGACGGTATTTAGCTGATTCCCCTGCTTCTTTAGAGTTAGAAAAAGGCGCAAAGTCAGGGTTCATTCTCCACGTAAAGTGTGATGAATTGCAATCATTAGATGTAACGCAGTCTGTTGCCCATATTCCAGTGTTCTCGTTCAAGAGTGACTCTGGGGTTGATATTCATTTTTCAACAAAAATGGATCATCAAGAACTACTTGAAAAAGTAGCTACCTCATTGTCTACTTTAGACTTTGACCCTGATTTATCGGTAACAAAACCCAAAGATGTTGACACCAATTCTGGTGTTGAGTAAAATAAGCTGAGAAAGATTTTAGGAGTAAACAAAATGAGTGACAATATAGAGGCAGAACTTCAAAAGTTTGAAGAGCTTGAATCTCAGCTTGCAGAAGTTGAGGTCAAGTCAGATGATGAAGAAGCTGTGGAAGAAGCTGTAGAAGAGGCTACAGAAGAAGCCCCAGCTGAAGAAGCTACAGCCGAAGAAGAAGCTGAAGAATCAGAGGATGGGGAGGAATCTGATGAGGTTGTTGAAGAAGCTGATAGCGAAGATGAAGCTGAAGTCGAAGAAGAAGAGGATTCATCAGATAATCATGAAGGCGAAGAGAAGTCGGTTGATCCAGAGATGAGTGCAAAAGCTATGAGCATTATGCAACAAATCTCTGAAGAAGAATCAGAATCAGATATGCCTGTATTGTTCCTATCTGATATTCGCTATAAAGAAATGATGGAAAATGGCGAACTTCTTATGAGGGAAGCCTATGATGGGCTAGATGATGACGCTAAATATGCTTATGAAAAAGTTGGTGTATTTGAAGAAAATGACGGAAAAGGTTACGGGACTCGATATCGCCGTAGAAGCCCTCTAGAAATAAACACTGACAGAAAAAAGCATTATGGTAAACCTCATGACAAAGATAAAATGAAGAGAAAAGATGAGGGTGACAAAGATATGTTTGAGAGTGAAGCACAAGCAGTTGCAAGAGCAGCTCAACTTGGTTGCGAAGGCTCTCACCAGCATAGCAATGGAATGTTCATGCCATGTGCAACTATGGAAGCATATGAAGCAGCAATGGCTGAGGGTGAGAAATCAGCGTCCTTATGTGGCTTGCAGAAAAAGATGCTGGATGAGCCTTGTGACATGTGTGAAGGTGGTTGTGCTTCTGTAGATGGACTACCCGGACTTGCAGACATAGAAAATCAAGTTAAGTCACTATATGCAAACTCTGAGGTTATCAATTCAGGATATTCATCTTTGGATGATATTTATGTTGTAGATATTAAGCAAGACACAGGTAAGTACATTGAGGTATTTATGTCTGGCGAAGGTGAAGAGTTAGGATGGCTAACTATAGATCCTTCTATCATGGATGAAAAATCTGCTGAAGACCTAAACATAATCTCCAGAGAAGACGCTGAAAATGTTGCTATCAAAGAACTTGCTGATAGAGACATTGAAGGATCTATTTCAAGCGTAATGGTAGATGTCTTTGGCAATGAAGATGTTTACGTTGTTGAGATTGAAGCAACTGATGAAAAGAGCTATGACTTCTTTGTTTCAGTAAACGGTAAAGTCCTAGGTTATGATGAGTATGAACTAGAAACTGAAGCTGAGCTTAGCGAAGAAGAAGAAATAAAAGCACTTGAAGCTGAGCTATCAATCAAGCGTATGTATTCTCGTGAACAGCGACAGCAAATGGCTGAAAACGGAGATGCACTACCTGATGGTTCATTCCCAATTGCTGATCAAGCTGATTTGGAAAATGCAATAGTTGCACTACCGAGAGCAAAAGATCAAGCTGCTGCTAAAGCACATATTATGAAGCGTGCTAAAGAGCTAGGGTTAGAAGATATGCTTCCACCAGAAATGATGCAAGGAGAAGAAGGGGAAGAAGGTCAAGCTGCACCTGCTGCTGCTCCAGCCCCTGCTGCAGGCGGAGGCGGAGACGCTCCTGCACCTGCTCCACGCAGAATGGAAGATGAGAAGTCTTTGGAAGAGCAGTTAGCAGAATTTGAAGCACTAAAATCAGAGGAAGGTCTTTAGACAGTTTTTGGAGGAATGATGCACTCTAAACGTGCAAACATGCGCATAGGGCTGGTTAATGACTTGCTATTAAACTTGGGTGCAAAAGCGTTTCTTGGTCATGTAGATGAAGACAATCGTATACAATATGATGAAGACGAAAATGTTTTGGAGTTTATTCCAAGCGAATATGAACAGGATACCTTATGAGTATTTTTGAAGATGAACTCAAAGCATTTGAAAAACTAGAAAAAGCTTTTGAGCAGTCTGTAAAAGCACCAGAAGTTATTGGTATTCCTCAAGAGCGCATCACTGGTGACATTCTAAGAGGGCGAGGACCAAGGCGAGGAAATCTAGAAGATCTCCTAAAATACTGGCGACCCATAATGAAAAAACCCGGTGGCTTTAGGCGCTGTGTTGTGATTCTAGCTGATAAGCCTAAACTGTACCCTCCTCAAAGAATTTGTGCTTGGTTGCACCATGAGATAACTGGTAAGTGGCCTAATGAAGGTAATCATCATGGGCGTAAAAAGAAAAAGCCTAAGGCTCGTAAAGTAACTCGAAAGATTCGTAAAGCTGCTCGTAAGGCAAAGTCAGATGACTTTGTTTCTGATACGTTTGAAGTATCTGAGTATAAAATGGCTTTGAAAGAGTCTAGAGATTTTGGCGGTGTCTTGTATCAGCCGATTGCTGGAAGACAGACGGCTGTTGAATTTAAAGCAGCTATGTTTAATAAGATGCAGGATAGTTTGCCTGCTAATATTGATGTTAAACGAGTTGGTACTATTGGTTCTTCTAACCCGTTGCTTCAAGCAGCACAAGGTATTGGTACTGCTATAGCTCCGGGAAATGTTTCTGATATAAGCGTTTGGAATCCTAGGCGTTTTGCTCGATCCCAAGTTTATGAAGCATTAACTCCGGGCGGAGGCCGTGCAAGGTCAAGGATTCGTAGGTTGGTTCGAGGCACTGGTAGGGGAGCTAGGAATAAGTTTAGGTGCCCACCGGGATTTGAGAAAGGTGGAACGTTTACTGATTCACAGTTCTCAACTTGTGGTGCGCAAATATTAGCTGTGCCAAGAGTAGGTCCGGGATCTCCGTCAGGAGATTTGTTAGGGGCGTTATCAAGACTATTTAGAATGCGTACTATGTTTCCTGAGGTTGGAAAATCTAGAGGATTTAACATTAGCGCAGCTACTAATGCTACGCTAATTCAACCTGCCCCAAAGAAAAATTCGTATGTTAGACAGCAACAGGCATTAGACTTATTGTTAACTGCATATAATACTGAATCGCTTGGTGCTAGAATTATACGTCGTGATGGTTTGATTCTTGAGCCTGCAGTTTCTTTTGCGGCTTTAGGTAAGCTAGATGAGTTTGATGATTTAGCTGATGGTTCTTTGTTGATTCGTGACAGAGCCGAGAAGAACATTGGAAGGGACGCTGTTCAAGCTTTTAGTACTGGATTGAGGGACATTTATGTAGCTATTCCTGATGTGGGGGCTATAAGAATTTATAGAGATGGTGGAGAGCTTTCACCTGAAGAGCTTGGTAGCCTTAAAACTAATATTCAATCTGCGGTTAGTAGGGCTGCAGACATTCCTGATCCAACAGCATTTTTAAGAAACTTCTCAGAGATAACTGAGGAACGATTTAAACTAGATTTTGGTGAGGTTTCAGGCGGAAAGTTCTCTACGACGACGAAAGAAATGCGTGAGCTTGTTAGAGTTCAGTCTGGCGATCAAGTTCAAGTTGTGCCTAGGTGGGTTTATGAAACGTTCTTGTCTAGGTCTGCGCCTCGTAGACCAAAATCTGCTCCAGTTTTTGAAGTTATTGAGAATGGAAAGAAAGCGCTAGATCCTTCTTTCCGACGTACACATATGTACGATTATTCACATAAAAAAAAAGTCAGTTAAATTCGACTAAAGAGATTGCTTTAGCTTTAAAAGCGGATAGCTCATATTTTGATGAAGTAAATTTTAGGGCTTCTCTTTTTAGTGACTATTTGGATCAGAAACAAAGTGCTCCCAGACGGCTTGCTAGGGTAGGGCGTCGTGCATCTAGTGCCGCTATTTTTGATGCGGGGGCGAACAGATTTAGATGCCCACCCGGAACTAGACGAGGTGGAACCTTTACTGATAGGTTTGGTACTAATTGTGGGTATAGGTTGGCTGATTCGGTTGTTGATTCTATTTCTAAATTACAAGCGGCAATAACTAATACGACTAGAAGAAGGGGCAGGCTGCTTCCTAAGCGACCTGAGCAAAGGTCTAGGGATTTACCAGATGATTATAAAAATAATTTGGATAACGCTATAAACGCTTTATTGGCTTCTTCCAAGAATTTAGATGATGTTGCCGCCCAGTATGAAACTAGAGGAATACTAGGTAGGTCGATTGGGGAGTTATCCCAGTTGTCAGGGATGTCACGTGAAGATAGAGATGTCTTAAAAGGTGATTCCTTTTTTGAAGATGTAAACAATCTGCAACGTTTGATCAATATGCCTGACTTTGAAAATATTGATGACGCTACATATAATAAGATCGTTGATGCTATTGAGCGTTCTATGAAAGCTGAAGCTGGAAGGCTTTCTTTGACTGCTGGTGAAGGAAGAGATAACCGTAAAGTTCAGCGACAGATTGAAAGCATAAATGGAAGTTTGCTAAATGCTCTTAGTCCTAGAAGGAGAGATACTAGGCTTGCTACTCCTAGAGACATAGATTCTGTTGATGAAACCCTCCCTGATGCTCCTCCGCCCAGATTACCAAGTCTTGATGAGGCAGACGTTCCAGATGTTGTTCCACCACCGCCAGTAGGTACTGACTTTGAAGTTGTTGATGGAACTAGAAGGTACACTAGGCGGTCTTTAAATAATACTCAAAGTTTACGTCGTAGAAAATTTAATTTGAGGAATCGAAAAGGTGAATTAAAGGACCGAAAAAGAAAGCCTAAAAAGCTGCGTGCGTTGTCTATGCATTCTCGTGATAGAAATGAGTTAGATGACAGAATTAAGCAAGAGCACACAGAGTTAAAGAATTTTTGGATAGATCAGCTGCTTCCTGAGAGGGAGCGTGTAGATAGTGTGGGTAGAAGAATACCTAGGAATTACGATGAGTCGGAAATAACTGAAGAAGATATATTAGATTTTTTGGCTATATCTGCTGATGATTCTGATGCGCATAGACTGAATATGTCTAGGTATAAGGACTTTGTTGAATTAGGTTCGTTGGTTAAGTATATCGATGAACGAAATGCTGGGCTGTATGATGATTATGAGAGTCGTCAAGATTTTCTAGATGCTCATAATTTTGGCACGCCTTTTTTGAGAAGAAGAGAAGAACTCGACCTTTATATGGACCATGTTGGTAGGCTTAGTACACACCGGAAACGTTCGATAGCTTTAAATCCTGATGGTACTCGCTTTAGGTATGATATTGCTTCTGACTTTGAGCTAGAGGCAGATGAGCCTGAGTTTAGAGAGCCCTTGCCTTCTCCTCCTCCACCATTTAATCCATTAGCAGATTCAATGCTGGAAGAACCCCCTACTCCACCTCCGCCTCCAATATCTTTTTCTTTGAATCCCCCAAGTATGGGTGATGATGAAAAACTTCCTAGGGATGATGGCGGTGTTCCGTTTACTCCAGAGTTTGAGCGCATACTCGACTTGTATGATGAAGCTTTTAGAATGAGTCCCGAAGACCGTGATCTTTTTATAGATGTTTTGGCAGATGAAACTGATGATGCGACCTTGCTTGAACTAGGGCAATCTATAGACTCCAGAGAGTTAGATATTATTCTATCTGGAGGCGAATTTGGTCAAGCAGGATTGATGGAGCGTTATCCTGAAGTTGCTAAGGCCCATGTTTTCTTAGAAGAAATTAAGCAAAGAAGGATGATAAATAAAGCTGCAGTTTTTTCAGATCCGCAAGGAGAGCCGTGGAAGAGGGCTGAGAAAGAATTACTTTGGTACATTGCTAGGGCGGAGTCTGATGGGTTTACAGTTGAGGAAGCCATCGGTAATTTGGCGAATGTGCAGCGTATACCTGAACTTGATAAAAGTGGTATTCAGCTTTTGGGGGAAGCTGAGCGGGATTTTGCTTTCAGACTTGGGAAGTTGGATAATCCGAGTGAAGAAGTTCAAAATTTGTCTGCTATTTTGACTACGAATACTGAACTTGCAGATATATTTACGGGTACTGAGATAGAAGAAAACGTTAAGCGTTTGGGGGCTAGGTCAGATTTTGGAGTTCCGTTTACTC